CATCTGATAAGGCTCTGTGATAAAAAAGCAAGAAGTTCATTCTTGAAAGCATGGGATTATCCTCTGCTTTCCTCGTAAATCCGCAATAATCCTTGATAAATCCGACTTGCTGTGATATACTTAAACTGTATAATTATAGCTATCGGAAACCACCTGAAAGTGAGGATACTCCCATGGAACCGACCATCGAACGCTGGTACTCAATGAAAGAAATTTGCGAATACCTCGGCGTCAGCCGTGATACGGTACTCGCCTGGATAGAAAAAAGAAATATGCCCGCTGCGAAAATAGGCCGCCTTTGGAAATTCAAGGTCAGCGAAGTAGACGCCTGGATGAAGTCCGGCGTGGCAGCAGATAATTAAGTTTCGGAGATGTACAATATGGGTTTTATTGAATCGTATAAACATCTTGAAAAACTATGCGGCGAAGTATTAAATGACGATAGGCGTATATCCGCTTATATTGCTGAAATGATAAATACTCCCCGTGGTTCTTATCTTGTAAAAGGTTGGGATGATGACCTAAAACAACTGAAACACTACCGTTGGGTTAGGAATCAAATAGCACATGAACCTGATTGTACCGAGCAAAATATGTGTGAACCGTGTGATACTGTGTGGCTGGACGATTTTTATTCACGCATAATGAATCAAATCGATCCTCTCGCTTTATATTCTAAAGCCACCAAGCCTCGTCATGCTCAAAAACCGGTACAAGCTCATAAGCCGGAATCCCATACTTACACTTATTCTCAGCCGACTTCTAACCATAGGAAATCATTCCCACAGACTGCCGGTTGTATGACATTTTTAGTAGGTATTTTAATTATTGTAGTTGCAATCGTTTTAATTTCAGGAATATTATAATCTGATTTTGGAGATGCACTATGGCACCGGAGAATAAATTGGGGCTGACAAGCTCCGCCGATCTTGCCCGGGAAGAAGAACGCCTCAGCAAGAAAAAGGCGGTAGAACTGTTTGAAAACGGCGTGCTTGATGCCCTGCCAGCAGGTAAATTCTCGACCTTGCAGGCAATTCACAAATATCTGTTTGAAGATATTTACGACTTTGCCGGTGAGCTGCGCACGGTGAATCTGGCGAATGGCAATTTCCGCTTTGCGCCGCTGATGTATCTGGAGGCGGCACTGGCCAACATCGACAAGATGCCACAGTCCACTTTTGACGAGATCATCGAAAAATATGTGGAAATGAATATTGCCCACCCCTTTCGGGATGGCAATGGGCGCAGCACCCGCATTTGGCTTGACCATATCCTGAAAACCGAAATTGGTAAGGTCATGGACTGGAGCAAGGTGGATAAAGAGGATTATCTCCTTGCAATGGAGCGCGGCCCCATCAAGGATGTGGAGATCAAGGTGCTGCTGAAGGCGGCGCTGTCCGACGAGATAAACAGCCGGGAAGTCTATTTGAGTGGCATCGACCAAAGCTATTATTACGAGAGTCTTTCGGCTTTCCGGGCGGGAGATTTGTAAAGCCTAAAGTATCAGTTTTGGGCTTCCAAAGTATCAAATTGATACTTTGGCGAAATCCCAAAGTGCCAACACGGCGGTTCCAAAGTGCCAAATTGGCACTTTGGAATGCTTGTTGACGGAACGAGCCTATTGGATCTAATTGTTCCCGATTGCCAAGCAGCAAGAACTGATTTGAAATGTGGGAGAATTCAGTTATGGAGCTTATAAATAATACAACAAAGACTCTTAAAGACGATTTGTCCGTAGAAATCAAACAAGGCAGCAAACTGTCCATTGCGGCGGCTTGCTTCTCTATCTATGCCTTTCAGGAGCTGAAAGAGCAACTTTCGCAGATTGAGCAACTCCGCTTTATTTTTACCTCTCCGACTTTCGTAACCGAAAAGGCTAAAAAGGAACGGCGTGAGTTCTACATTCCTCGCATGACCCGTGAAAGAAGCCTTTACGGAACAGAGTTTGAAATCAAGCTCAGGAATGAGCTGACCCAAAAAGCTATTGCACGAGAGTGTGCAGAATGGATCAGACAGAAAGTCACTTTCAAGTCAAATATCAGCGACAAATCCATTCAGGGGCAAATCGTAGTTGACGGTGTCGGCTATACACCTATCAATAACTTCACTACGGTTGAGCTTGGCTGCGAGAAAGGCAATGTAATCAGCACAACAATCGTGAAAGATGAGTCCCTCGCCCGCACTTTGCTTGCCGATTTCAATGAGATATGGAATGACAGCAAGGTGCTTCAAGTCGTTACTGATGAAGTAATTGACAGCATTACCGCCGCATATAACGAAAACTCTCCCGATTTTATCTACTTTGTGACGCTCTATAACATCTTCAATGAGTTTTTGGAAGATGTGTCCGAAGATGTTTTGCCCAACGAAGCGACCGGTTTTAAGGAAAGCAAGATTTGGGGGATGCTCTATAATTTCCAGAAGGATGCTGCCCTCGCCATCATAAATAAACTTGAAAAATACAACGGCTGCATCCTTGCGGATAGCGTCGGTCTTGGTAAAACCTTTACCGCACTTGCCGTTATTAAATACTACGAAAACCGAAACAAGTCCGTCCTTGTGCTCTGCCCCAAGAAATTGACAAACAACTGGAATACTTATAAAGATAACTATGTCAATAACCCCATTGCTGCCGACCGGCTTCGATACGATGTGCTTTATCATACCGACTTAAACCGCACCCACGGCACATCCAACGGACTTGACCTTGACAGACTGAATTGGGGCAACTATGACCTTGTGGTAATTGATGAGTCCCACAACTTCCGTAATGGCGGCAAATTAGTTGAGAACCCGGACGAGGACACCAAGGATAACCGCTATGTTACCTTGATGAAGAAGGTCATTAGAGCCGGAGTGAAGACAAAGGTGCTGATGCTTTCTGCAACGCCGGTCAATAGCCGCTTCAATGATCTGAAAAATCAGCTTGCTCTTGCGTATGAAGGGCATACGGATTACATAGACGAAAAGCTCAACACTACCCGTTCCATCGACGAAATTTTCAGGAACGCACAGCGGGCGTTCAACACTTGGAGCAAGTGGGAACCGTGCGACCGCACGACTGAAAACCTTCTCAAAATGCTGGACTTTGATTTCTTTGAAGTGCTGGATAGTGTGACCATTGCCCGCTCAAGAAAGCATATTCAGAAGTATTACGATATGGCAGGCATCGGCACCTTCCCGACAAGGCTAAAGCCGATCTCGCTTCGTCCACATCTTACTGACCTGAAGGAAGCAATCAGCTACAACGAGATTTTTGAGCAGCTTATGCTCCTGACACTGACGATCTATACGCCGACGCACTACATTCTGCCAAGTAAGATGGAGAAGTATGCTGAGCTGTACGGAGATAACAAGGTCAATGTCGGCTTTACGCAGGCGAACCGTGAGCAGGGTATCCGTCGCCTGACCGCCATCAACCTGATGAAGCGTATGGAAAGCTCCGTCTATTCTTTCAATCTGACGCTGACACGCATCAAAGATTTGATAAACAGCACGATAGAAACGATTGACCGCTTTGATAAACACTCCGGTACGACCCTCGATCTGACGGATATTTCCGATATGGACGAGTTCGACGCCGAGGATCAGAACTCGGATGACCTGTTTTCTTTCGGCAGGAAAGTTAAAATTGACCTTGCCGATATGGACTATGTGTCTTGGCGGGACAGCCTGGCGAAAGATGCCGATGTGCTTGAACTGCTGACCTTGCTGGTTGGAGATATTACACCGGAACATGACTTGAAGCTGCAAGAGCTTTTCCGGGTGATTGATAACAAAATCACTCATCCCATCAATGAGGGCAATAAAAAGCTAATCATCTTCACCGCTTTTGCGGATACCGCCGGTTATCTCTACGATAATGTCAGCCGCTATGTTAAGGATAGGTATGGACTGAACACCGCAATGGTATCCGGCTCTGTTGAGGGTCGGACGACTTGCCCCAAGCTCCGTGCCGACCTGAACACGGTGCTGACCTGCTTCTCGCCTATCTCGAAGGACAAGGAACTGCTGATGCCGGGTAATAAGACGGAAATCGATGTATTGATCGCCACCGACTGTATTTCCGAAGGCCAGAACTTGCAGGACTGCGACTACCTCATCAACTACGACATTCACTGGAATCCCGTTCGCATCATTCAGCGCTTCGGGCGTATTGACCGTATTGGAAGTCGCAATAAGGTCATTCAGCTTGTGAACTTTTGGCCTGATGTAACCCTTGACGATTACATCAATCTGAAAGCAAAAGTTGAAACCCGTATGAAAATCGTGGATATGACCGCTACGGGCGATGATAACCTGCTCAGTGACGAGGAAAAGACCGATCTTGAATACCGAAAGGCACAGCTCAAGCGCTTGCAAGATGAAGTTGTAGACATTGAGGATATGACAACGGGCATCTCCATTATGGACTTGGGGTTAAACGAGTTCCGGCTCGATCTGCTTGACTACATCAAGCACCACCCCGACATAGACAAAACGCCCTTCGGCTTGCACTCGGTTGTTCCTGCAAGTGAGGATACGCCTGCCGGTGTGATCTATGTCCTGAAAAATCGCTCCAACAGCGTGAACATCGACAATCAAAACCGGCTGCACCCATTCTATATGGTGTATATCGGCAATGACGGAGAGGTCATCTGCGACCACCTTTCTCCGAAACAGATGCTTGATAAAATGCGTTTCCTCTGCAAAGGCAAGACGGAACCGATTCCCGAAGCCTACAAGCCGTTTAACAAAGAAACCCGTGACGGCAAGGATATGTCCAGATTTTCCAAACTGCTGGGCGATGCCATTGCTTCCATCATTGAGGTGAAGGACGAGAGCGATATTGACAGCTTCTTGGGCGGCGGTCAGGTCAGCTTTCTGTCAAACGAAATCAAAGGACTGGACGACTTTGAACTGGTATGCTTCTTGGTCGTGCGATGAGGTGAGAGTATGCTCGGACTTCCCAAGTCAACTGAAATGAGCAAGCAGCTTCCGAAGAAGGCTGTCTATGCGAAGTTTCAAATGAACACGGCGGCAAAGGAGAAAATCGACGCCGATATATCGAGGATCACCATTGTCAACGAGATCACACCGGCGAAAATCAATATTCCCGCCGGAGAGGAAGTCAGGAGTTTCTTTGTCCTGCTTGTGGCGCTGAAAAAGAAAGACTTTGATGAGAAAACGGTTGCCACGCTGTCAAAGCTCATTCCGCAGAACATCCTGTTTGTGCTTGAATTTGAGGGACAAAGCAAGCTGGCGATCTACCATACCAAGTTGATGCAGACGGATTGGAAGCCCACCGAAAGCTGTACCATTGAGCTGCGGGGCTTGAACCTCGATAAAGTATGGGAAAATATCGTGGTGGACATCGGCGGCGTGAGCATCACAGACGGCAATACCCTTGATGAGCAGATAGCAGCCGATGAGCGCCGACAGAAAATTGAAAAAGAGATCGCCAAGCTGGAAAAGCAGGCACGAGCTGAAAAACAGCCGAAGAAGAAGTTTGAGCTTGTGCAGCAGATAAAAAAGCTTAAAGAAAAATTGATATAGACGAAGGGAGAATTTGAAATGAAAAAGATTTGCCTTGTTGCAAAACAGAATATCAAAAAACCAAATGGCGGTGGGTATCACAATGACGAAGGGCGGTATGCACTGGACGGGATTCGTTATGGAGCAGTAAAGGAAATTGAGGATGATGTCAATCCGTTGTCTATTTTGCATCAGCTTCGTCAGGAATTTGAAACCGATAATCCCGGCTGGAGGGTAAACAGCTATTCTATCCGCTTTGAAGATGGAAGCGAAATTGAATGCAGCGATAAACTGAGAATGCAAACAGCGAACAAGGCTGATGAAAATTTCAGAAAGCTGGCGGCGATGTTTCCCAACGCCGTGACGGAAACAATTACTGGATACGATGCAAACGGCAAGGCCATTGTAGATCGAGCCATTGACAAGGATGTGCTGATGCAGGAGATTTCTTGCACTGTGGTGGACGGCAATGAGGAGCGCTATCAGTTCACTTGGCCGGACAAGAAGATGTCGGTTCTTCTTGCCAATGCCCCGATCAATAAGACGCTGCGTCCCTGCCGTGAGGAAAGCGTGGACTTTGATACCACCGAAAACCTCTATATCGAGGGCGACAACCTCGAAGTGCTGAAGCTGTTGCAGGAAACCTACCTCGGCAAAATCAAGATGATCTACATTGATATAAAAACACCGAGATTGATACAATTTAATTATTTCTCCGCCGATTTTGCTGCTTGAGGGGTAAGTTGGCATTTGAGGGGTAAGTTGTGGAAGTCGGGGTGTCCCGGCTGTTTTTATCGGTAGAAATGTTCATACATCGCCGGTATAATAGACCGCGAAAAAGTTGAGTTTTTCGGAGGACATATGTATGCGAGCACCTTTTCAAATATTAGCCATTCCGTATAGAGTGACGCCGGAATTGCAGTTTTGTGTGTTTCACCGTGCGGATATAGACCAGTACCAGTTTGTCGCTGGTGGTGGCGAAAATGATGAAAAGCCTGTTGATGCAGCAATTCGTGAGATTTGTGAAGAGACGTCAATCAACACAGATAGTGTAATACAACTCACGTCGATGGCTTATGTTCCCGCAAATGTGATAGCCCAAAGACATCGAAAACTCTGGCCAGAAGACACTTTTGTGATCCCGGAATATACATTCGCTTTTGAGTGCAAAAAGGATGTTGTGCTTTCAGATGAGCATTCAGGAATTGAATGGTTGAGCTATGATGATGCGATGCAACGGCTGACATGGGATTCAAATAAAACAGCTCTGTATGAACTGAACTGCCGCCTTCAATCTATGGACCAAAATGCGAGGTAACCGCCATGAAGCAAATCACAACCAAGGAATACGAAGAGTGGCAGAAATACAAAGCGGAGAAAGCGAAGGGCCACATCCTGCTGCCGGATACCGTCCGGTTCATCTGCGAGGCCAACGGCTATGACGCAGAAAAGATCGGTCAACACTTCCTTGAAATCCTGCCGAAAATTACAGAGCACGAGGAGGGATTGCCCCTGTGAAAGTTCTTGATTTGGATATGGATTATTTCATGAAATCCGTTGCGACATTTATAAATGAGTCAGAACTCGAGCGTTTACCAGAAGAGGACTATGGGGACAGCGTTTGGTCTGAACGAGAAGTAAGAAACTTCCTTGAAGGGAACCTTGGGCTTTCAAAACAGAACAGGATAAGAGGCAGAGTTGTTGCCGGTCATAATGAGTCGTTATTCTTTTGGAGAGAGCTGATAGAGAAAGGCGATCTTTCCACTCCTTTTGATGTTATCCATGTTGACTCGCATGCAGATTTAGGCCTTGGCTACAGTTCTTGGACGCATATTCTGGATTATCTTCTGTATTATCCAGTTGAAGAAAGATCCCAGCATCCGAGATACTTTGACACATCAGGGCATCTGCGAAGCGAAGGTATCGGAGACTACTTGCTTTTTGCAGTTGCTTACAGGTGGATATCCAGTATTGTTTACTGTGGAAATCCTCATGGCGAATGTAATGACTATCTGCTGGACACTCTGAAAGATTTCAAAGAAGAGCCAATCTGGGATAAGCCAGTTCAGAACACAATCCAATTGCTGTATAATCCAGATATGCCATTCCCTCAATATAACGATACCGAGTATGTGAAACGACAGTATATTAGGAATAGCCGCAAGGAGCCTGAAGTTCCATTTTTGATCATACCAACGATTGAGGATGTTCATTTTTATGGAAACTATGACTTTGCAGTACTTGCACAATCTCCTAACTATACTCCTGCCAGTGCAGACTTCATAATGGATATTTTTCGGGAATACATTGTTGAGGAATAAACGAAAAACGCCTCCGAGCCGATGTGGTTCAGAGGCGTTGTTGCGTCTATGGGCTTATGCCTTGATCTCGGTGCCATCCTTGAAGGTCACCCGGATGTCGTTCTTGCTGTGAACGGCGATGTAATCCACCATCGCCAGCCAGTCTGTTTCCCGGAACTCCGTCAGCGGCTCCCGGCTCCGCAGGTTTTTCAAGTATGCTTCGATCTGGTGCTTTCGGGCCATGCGCTCGGCAATTAGATCGGTGACCTCGGTGTGTCGGGCCTTGGCCTTATCGAACCGGGCCACCAGAGCATCGTATCGTTTCTGGTATTCATCCTGATCGAGGGCGACGTGAGCGTTCTCCTTGATGCAATCCTCGATGAGCTCGGCAGCGATGTTGATTTCAGCTTCCAGATCCGAAAGCTCACTCTCAAGTGCCGTGGTGTCGAGGCTTCTTGAAAGGACCTGATCGTATATGGCTATAAACTGTTCCTTCTGGTCGATCACCTGATTGGCGGCCCGGAGGAACAGTTCTTTTATTTCATCCTCGGTGAGTGTCGGTGTGGCGCATTTCTGGCCGTCGAACTTGTGATTACACTGCCAGATGACCTTCCGGTAGGCGTCGTTGCTGTGCCACACCTTCGGCCCGTACCAGCTGCCGCAGTCTCCGCACTTGACCTTACTGGAAAAGATGCTGACCGAGCTCTTGCGGTTCCGGCCCTTGGTGCGGGTAGTCATCAGCGTCTGCACCATCTCGAAGGTCTCCGGATCGATAATGGCCTCGTGGTTGTCCTTGACGTAGTACTGCGGGATTTCACCCTCGTTGGTCTTTTTCTTCTTGGTCAGAAAATCTACAGTGAAGGACTTCTGCAGCAGCGCATCACCCTTGTACTTTTCGTTGGTGAGAATGCTTTTGATGTTGCTGGGGTTCCAGTGGTCCTTGCCGCCGGGAGAAGGAATGCCTTCATCGGTCAGCGTCCGGGCAATCTGGAATGGCGACTGGCCTTGCAGGAACATTCCGTAGATGCGCTTGACCAGCTTGGCCTGTTCTGGGTTTACCACGAGGTTGTGGTCCGACCCCATGTCGTAGCCCAGAAATCGCTTGAACGGAACCGTGACCTTGCCGTCTGCAAACCGCTTCCGTTGGCCCCATGTGCAGTTCTCGGAAATGGACCGGGACTCTTCCTGCGCCAGCGAGGACATGATCGTCAGCAGAAGTTCACCCTTGCTGTCGAAGGTCCAGATGTTTTCTTTTTCAAAATAGACCTCGACGTTGTGCTCCTTGAGTTTCCGGATGGTAGTCAGGCTATCGACTGTGTTTCTGGCAAAGCGGCTGACCGACTTCGTGATAATCAGGTCGATCTTGCCGTCAAGGGCATCTGCAACCATCTGCCTGAACTGCTCACGCTTTTTGGTATTGGTGCCGGTGATGCCTTCGTCAGGATATACCCCGACGAACTCCCAATCATCCCGGCCATTGATGTAATTCGTGTAGTAGTCAATCTGCGCTTCGTAACTGGTCAGCTGCTCCTCGTTGTCGGTGCTGACACGAGCGTAGGCCGCCACACGTCGCTTCTTGGTGCTGTTGATCGGTGCCGCCGTGAAGCGTGACAGCGTCGCCGGTATTGTGGTTACGGATTTGGCCATTTCTTTTCGCTCCTTATTTTCTTGATTCTCTCACTCATTGCCTCCCTGCGCTCGTCTGTCCAAGCGGCCTTCATGGATTCTCTGGCTTTTTCTCGCCGTTCCTCGGTCCAAGGAGTGCCGTGCCGCTTATCCAAGAAGTCTCTGGACTCGGTGTGGCCGTCCCGGAAATGGAATGTAACAGTATGGTCGAGGATCGTGGCATTTTCAATCCGGGCGTCCATCGCAGCCTCATCGAACTCGTCAAGGCCGAGGACGTCGGCTACCAGCCGCTTCATGGTCTCGTCCCGTATGCCGGGGTTGTGGCACTGATCCTTCGGGCCGGTGCAGTACCAAGACCGTGTCGGGGTGCCGTCCTTACGCTTTCCGGATTGGCAGCGGTAATTGGCACCGCAGCAGCCGCATTTTATGAATCCGGTGAACTCGTAGAAGGTATTCCGGTTCGGATTGGTATCCTTTCGTTTGTGTCGTTCTCCCCAGAGCATTCTGCGCTCGTCTGTCCACCAGTCGGTTTTGGCGGTTGACTGCCATTTGGCGGTGACCTCGTGGCCGTCGTAGAAGCGAAAGGTCAAGGTGTTGTCTCCGATGACGATGACCTCCTTGACCTGCTGGCTGAAAGCGTCCTCGTCAAACTCAGCAAGGCCCAGCACCTCGGCAGTGGTGTTCTGGAGCATCTTCTCCGGTATGTTTTTTGAGGGGCAAGCCGACGCACCTTTCTGGCTTTTTGTCTGGCAGGTCCAGATGTAATAAACCTCACCGGCGGTGTTTCGCTTTCCGCTGTGGCGATAGTGCTTGCCGCAGCAGCCGCAGGTGATCTTGGTGGAGAAGGCTGAGAGCTTCAGCGACTTGTTTCCGAAGGGGCCAAGATCCCGTCTGCGTTTGAACTCGTCTTGTACCGCTTGCCACTCATCCATCGGGATGATGGCTTCATGGGTATCCTCGACGAAGTACTGTGGGAGCTCGCCGTAATTCTTTCTGCGGTGTTTGGTGATGGGGTCTTCGCAGTATTCCTTCTGGAAAAGCATGTTCCCGGTGTAGGTGATGTTTGTCAGGATGACCTTCACATTGGAGTCCACCCACGGCTTTCCCTGCCGGGTATAAATGCCTCGGTCCATCAAGGCCCTGCCAATCTCAATCCGGGATGCACCTTTCATGTACTCGGCATACATCCAGCGGATGATCTCTGCTTCCTCCGGTACGATGACCAGTTTGTCGTCCTGCCACTCATACCCGAAAATGCTGAACTTGCCGTTGGGAATGCCTTGCTTGAACCGCTTGATCGTACCCCATTTGACGTTCTCCGAAATGCTGCGGCTTTCTTCCTGTGCAAAGGAAGCGAGGATGGAAAGCATCAGCTCTCCGTCGCCGCTCAAGGAATTGATTTTTTCCTTCTCGAAGCGAACCTCAATGCCGAGCTCCTTCAGGTGCCGGACCGTGTTCAGAAGGTCCACGGTGTTCCTCGCAAATCGCTGGATCGACTTGGTGAGGATTATGTTGATGTTTCCGGCTTCACACTCAGCCAGCATGTGGTTGAACTCATCACGCTTTTTGGTGCCGGTGCCGGAGATCCCGTAATCCGCAAAAACGCCAGCGTATTCCCATTCTGGGTTCTTCTGAATCAGTGCGCTGTAGTAGCTCACCTGTGCAGAAAGCGAGTGCTGCATCCGCTCGGATTCCATCGACACTCTGGCGTAGGCAGCGACTCGCTTTCTTGCTTTCAGAACCGGCAGTTTTCGCTCGATTTTCTCTACTGTTTTCAATGAAATTCCTCCTTCCGGTAGTGTCTATATATCACTCTAAAAGGCCGGAATATCAAGCGTTTTCTGATAATAATGTACCCAAATATGGTCGGTATTTTTCGAGCAGAATTGTATCAATTTCAGCGTATTCCTCCTCGATGATCAAGCCCTTTTCGAGCATGGATTTCGCCATTGAAATAGCTGCGTGATAAAGCATATCGTTGTGGAGTTCCTCCTTGCTCAACAGGCATCACCGCCTTTGAACCGAGCCGCAATATAGCAGTCGTGGGAGCAGTATTTGCGCTTTGCGTTTCCGTAGGCAGTGAACTCTTTCCCGCACTCCGGACAGCTAAAGGTATAAACAGCCTTCTGCTTTACGACCTCCGGATGAGCGTTCCACCATGCCGTCCGGCACTCCGGGCAGCAGAACTTCTTCTGTTTCCGTCTGGGGAACTGGATCAGCGTTTTGCCGCAGTTCAGGCAAAGCTGCGTGGGAACCTCCGCAAGGCTGTGGCTCTCTGCCTTCTCACCGGCGAGGCCGTGGGATCGACAATATGCTTTGACGCTGTCCTTTGACAGTCCGACGCTGTTGGCGATGGCCGTATATCCAAAGCCCTGATGCCGCAGGGCCGTTATCTTTTCTCTTTGCTCATTTGTCATGAGATTGTCCTCCAGTCCGAGAGGGGTTCCTCTCACTACCCACTGGAGGGAAATGGCCATCTTGAACGAAAAAAGAGCAAAAAAAATAACGCCCTCCACGGAATGATCCGCAGAGGGCGTGTGATGAGGTTCGGTTTACTTATTCGGGATCTTCAGCTTCATACCGCTGTAGATGACATTGCTTTTCAGCCCATTCAGGCTGACGATTTCCTTATAGCGGCTGCCGTTGCCGAGATACTTCTTGGCGATTGCCCAGAGGGTGTCACCATGCACCACGGTGTGGATGCGGTAATCCTCGGAGGGTTTCGTGCCTGCCACGGCGAGCGCAGAGGTTTTGACTGGCGACATGATGGCGTACCTGCCGGATTCATCCTTGTTGATGACGGCACGGTCGCCGCTGACCTCGACCACATACCAGCGGAGCTTCTTCACCCAGCCGGGAATGGATTTGCCGTTGTAGTAGGTACTGCCCGTAATAGTCACGAGGTCACCGGCCTTGATACCTACAGGTGTGGGCTTGACTGGGTCGGCAGGCTTTACATCACTGCCGAGCGCTGCCGTGACCTTGGATGCCAGATCGCCCATACGAGCATACATCCAGTTGCCCGGACAGGATTTGTTTGCAAACCATCTGTGGACGGTCAGCACCATCTCGTCAGACTTCGGAGTGTAGTTCAGCGTCTTGGCCTTATCCCCCAGCCAGAGCAGCTTGGTTTTGCCGTTGCGCTTGCAGATGTCGGTGCAAAGCTCGATGAGTCTCTTGTACACCACATCCTTGAAAGCGTAAGGCTCGGTGTTGTCGCTGGCACACTCGATAGTGACGGCTCTCTGGTCATTAGCATTGGAGGAAGAGCACCAAGAGCGGTTTTTCTCCTCCACATACATTCCGACCCTGCCGTCCACGCCAATGCCGTAGTTGCTGCTTGCCTGCCGTGAGGTCGGCAAGAAGATGTTGCCGAGCGTTTCAACTGAGCACTGACCCACCACGCAGTGAGGCGTGATGCGGTCAATGCTGTGGGTGCGCTGCCCGGAGTGGTTCAGGCTGAGTTTGGTGTAGGACACCAGGGGGCTGTTCGTGTAAGCCATGTTATTCATCCTCCTTTTCACTGCGGTCATGAAGCTGCTCCAGCACGGATTTCAGCTTCTGCGGAATGGGCAGTCCCAGGTATGCGGCGTTTTCCAACAGGGACACGCCCTCATTCGACAAATAGAAGAAAATGACGGCGGTACGCATCACCGAGCCGCTGCCGATGACGCGGGCGTCGAGAATATGCCCGATGCCGACCAGGGCGAAGATGAGCACCTTTTTGAAAATGCCCTTGAAGCCGACTTCGCTGGACAGCTTCTTGTCCACCACAGCGCACATGATGCCGGTGATGTAGTCGATGACTACGAAAGCCAGAAGTGCGTAAAGCAAGCCGTCACATCCTCCCAAGAACCATCCCAGCCAGCCGCCGATTCCGGCGAACACCAGCTGAATGGTCGTCCAGAATTCTTTCATGTTGTTTGTCCTCCTTTGAAATTAAAAATGGGTATGAAAAAAGTGACGCCGGAGCGTCACACTTTTCCGATAGCATAGATTGATACTTTGTAGGTTGCCGATGGTACCGTATTTGGTCTTACGGCAAATATCTTTCCGGGGTTGGTCGTTGTAGACCAGCTACTTGAACTGCCTCGCTCCACAAACATGGCGTAATTGCTGTTCTCCGTGGAGATATGGACATGGGGAATTTCCACGAAGGTAAATGGAAAATTAGGGAGCGCAATTGCGCCGCTCTCATAGAGCACGCCCCATGCCGTCGAAATGGCGGTCGTAAAGGAATACTGACCCCAACATTCCGCTGTACCGCTTTTCCATTTACGGTAATTCCAGATGCCGCTTGTCCCTTGCTGAATGACAAAATCCGCAAGGGGTGAGCCATCCACCCGCATATCTCCGGCAACATCCAGCATGGCTTGTGGCTCCGGCGTGTTGATGCCGACCTTCTTTTTCCGAAGCGCAATGAGCGGCGTACCCTGCGGGACAGTAAAATACAGATCCAGACTGCTCAAAGAATAGAGCTTGTCTTGGATCTGCAAATGGAAGTCGTAGGAACTGTTGGCATCCAGATTGCACAGTTCCAAATTGGAGTAGCTGAAAGAGGTTCCGCTTTTTGTCGTGCCGGAATAGATGCTGGTGTAGCTGCCGTAGCTGCTCTCACTGGTTTTCTTGTAACGATACCGCACATAAACCACGCTGTTTTTCTGCGTCCCGTCTACGGTCACAGCAGAAATAGAGCCACTGAATTTGAGCTGCATTTCCGCTTCGATATCGTTGGTTCGCCGGAGCGTTATCGAGGATATTTTCGGCTTGGTGTACGGAATGACCGTCACTGTCTGTGAAGTTTCGGCGGTGTAGCCGCGGGAGTCCGTGACCGAGAGCGTAACCGTAACACTGCCGGACTTGGCGATCTTTCCAACAGATAAGGCAGAGCCGGTAGTGTTAGAGGATGACAGCCCGTTGCAGGAAGCTGTGTAGTTGGAAATACTGGCACCGTTTTTTGCAGTTGCCGTTCCGGGCGTGACCTTGAGGGTCGAGTAGTTCTGAACGAATAGCTGGTCGTTGCCTGTGAGGTTTTTCGTGGTCGTGTAGCTGTCGGCATAAGTGAATCCGCTTATGGTCGGAGCAGAATTGGTTGCCGTGGTCAGTACCGTGGCGGTCTTGCTTGAGGTGCTGCCGATCTGCGTAGACCCGCTGTAGGACGAAACCGCAAAGGTACCTGTGAACGACTTGATGGATGCCATAGCGTTCAAAAGCGTTGTTCTCTGCGCCGATGTCAGCGTGACCGTGCGGTTCGCCGTGCCCTTCGACCAGGAAAGCCCGGAAATAGTCAGGATGGTCGCGCTGCCGTTTTTGAGCACCAGCGTATTGGTGTAAGAGGCTTCGTACACGGTCACATTGATGGTAATGGAAACCGTGGCATTGTCCGCCGTCACCGTGTTGACACTATTCACCACAGCACCGCCCAGCGTCTTGACCGTGGAACTGCCGGAAGTGCCGTAGACGTGGTTGTATTGCCGCCTTGCTCTGACCCTCACCGTATAGCTTGTGTTCGGCGAAAGCGAGGACAGTGTTACGCTGGCGCTGGTGGATGCCGTCGTTGAGAACTGCGTCCAGCTCGAACCGCCGTTTGTGCTGTACTGCCAGATGTCCGCCGTGGCAGAGGATGTAGCGGAGATTTTGAACCCGTTTGCCGTGACATTCGATGTACTGAATGTAACTGTGGGAGCAGAGCGGTCAATGGTAGTCAGCGTCATGCTGCCGCCGTATTCCTGTGAACCGTAGATATAAACACGGGTCGAGAATCCGACCGCAATCGTTTTGCTGCCGTTGCTGTTGTGAGCTACAGTAATCGTGCCACTGACATAACCTTTCTTTGCCGGGAAAACACGGTCATCCCAATAGGTACGTTCCTTTGAGTAGACGGTCGTACCGTTGATCGTTACAGTGGTCGTGTCAATGGTGTAGTAAGTGGATGCGCCGCCGGTAGAGGTCAGCGTCCAGGAAAGTGTCGAGCTGTTACCGACCACATTTACGCTTTCCGAAATGTCCAGTTGAAGATAGCGCCCATCGTATGCTGCACTTTTCCAAGTTGCCATAGCTTTCCCTCCTTAATCCAGAATGACGATATTCAACCCCTCGGACGCCGTGGGCATCGGGACAAACTTCGTTTTACCCACGGTCAGCTCGCCGTCCACCGTGGTTTTCTTGGTTTGCGTTTCGTCCTTGTTCAGGGTGAAAATCACCTCGTCGTTGTAGTAACCGGCGAACTCCGTGTTCGTGATGACCGTCCGCTGAGACGATGCGCTGTTGGATACCTCGATGCCCCGCTTGTCGATCTTGACCTCCTGGGTGTAGATCTCGTTGGGTGCGGGTGTCCACTTTCGGGGTATCGCCCCTTCGGAGATCATGATGTCCGCGAGGTAGATGGACGCATCCCGACAGTAGCAGTAAATACGCAACGTGGGGTCAGTCACATCCGTGAGCGTTACGGAGTAATCCGTCCAGTCAAATGCCGTGGACTTATTGAACAGGTACTTGGTTTTGTTTCCGTTGTAGGTCACATAGAAATACCCGGACATGGTCGAGGTTTTCTTTGCCCGGACCGAGATCGTATAAGTGCCGGGGACTACCCCTCGGATGTACTGCGACAACGAGGAGTATGCGCCCAGCACAAAGCAGGAGTCGGAAATGGTGTTGTTCTGGGTATCGGTGGAGGTATCTGTTTTTACCGTACCGGAGTAGCTCCAATCATCCGTGATGCCGTTCAGCCCGGAAGAGTTCTGCACATAGTTGATGCCGCCGATGTACTGCTCCTGCATGGTGACGGACAGCCCGTCCACCGTGTGTTCCAGTTCCGAAACCCTGCTCTCGGAATTCAGTATCCGTTCCTCCAGGACACCCTGGTCATTGGACACTGTTTCCACCGTTTCGGTAAGGGTCGCCACATAGCTGTTCAGCCCGTCGATGGTCTGCTGGAACTGTGCGTCCTTCTCGGTCAGGATGGAAATGGTGGTGCGGATCGTTTCAATGTCGTTCTGCACCACCCATTCGTTTCCGTCCCATATCTTCGTCTCCGGCGGGGTCACGGAAGTATCCACCCAGAGCTGCCCCTCATAGGGGTTCTCCGGCGGCGTGTCCGAGGTGACCACATCGCAGAGACTGATAATCGTGAACTGTGCTGATGCGATCATCTCACCACCTCCTCAAAGCGCCACAACGACCATAAAGGTTGCCTTGGTATCCACATCGGTGCTGGACACCGACAGGGTCTTGCCGGTCTTGCTGCCGTTGGTACCCCAAGAGGTATCGACAACACCGTCTTTGTTGTACTTCGTCCAGGTGTAACTGCCGTTTCCGGCTGCGTCGACCTCGGAGCCCGCCTGGTAGCAGACGGCGGTCAGCACGGTCGTACCCTGGCCGTTCTTGAACACATCGCCGCCCGTGGAGGTGACGATGATCTGCAACGGGTCGGAGTTGTCGATGAAGGTCGCCACATCGAAAAACTTCGTGTTATAAGAAGCCGATGCGGAATCCGTGTCCTGGGCACAGCACTTGAACACAGCGTAGCTGTCCACCGCTGCGGCGTAGACCGTGAGTGTATTGGTGGCCGTGCCGGTGTATTTGTCGGCGGTATCCGAGAGCTTGCGCCAGCCGATGCCGAAGTCTGCATCATAGCCGGTGGAAGAAGTAGCGGTGACGGAAGCGTCCATGACCGCCCACTTGTAGCTGACCTTGGTGGTGTCTACCGTAGAGCCGCGCCACAGCTCGGCCTTGGCGGTCAGACTGGCGACCTCCTCGTTCTTGAACACATTTCCGTTGGGCGTGGTGACCAGCAGGTCAACGATGCCGGAGCCGTTGACCACACGGGAGAAGGAAATGGTCAGCGGATGGGTCAGCGACAGGCCGGTGCTTTCGTCCTTGTAGGTGATGACACAGCGGTAGTCGATGCCGGGCAGCTCCGCCATGACATTGGCCTTGACCGTGAGGATGTGGCTCTTGGCACCACTGAGGGCGTAGTTCGTACCTGCGGTAATGGCGGTGTTGCTGTCGCCCACATACCACTTGACCGAAGTGACATTGGCGGTGGCGATCTGGTCGGCAGTGGTGCCGATGACATACAGACTGGGCGTCAGAACGAGGTTCTTCGTTTTCCAGTCCGGGGTATAACTGCCATTGTCGGGGTTATACATCTGAGTCTTGGCGAGGTTCGAGCCGATGTACCCCGTCAGTGTCAGTGCGTCATTGTAGTCGATGATGGTAAACTGGCCTTGTGCTTTGCTCATGTGAGAAGCCTCCTTTGAAGTTGTTGTATCTGAACCGGACACTGTGCCGGTTTCTGTTGTGGGTTCTGCGGTTGCCATAGTGAATTCCTCCGTTATAACAGGCTCTGCCTGGTCGTGGTGTCGATGAGGTCACAATAAAAAGTGGCGCGGACTTTGACATCCGCACCGGTGATGACCACGGACTTTGCGCCGCCGAAATGCTGTTCATTCCAGACTTTGTCCGCTTCCGTATCTTCCGACACCCTTGTCCAGATAAACTGGTTGGCATCCAGCGTGTCGGTGATGTCTTCATCCCAGGAGTACACCTTGGCGGAAAGCAGCGTTTTCACATTGCCGTTTTTGAAGATGTTCCCGTTGGACGAGATGATGACAAGCCGGAGCATTTTCTGCTCCTCGATGGTGGTAATGCGGTCGCTGACCTCGGTGACCTCCTTGCTGGTGGCGTAGGCACGAAGCACGACCTCGCCGCTCTCCAAATCCCAATAAGACGAGCCATCCTGTGACTGGATAACGCCTGCCTTGATGATGTTTGCTACCAGAGAGCCGGAGGTGATGAAGTCCGCAACGATCTGACCATCTGCCGTGATGGCAGTTTCGTAGGGGCCGTTGTAGCCGTTATGGGAAAAGCCCAGACCGCCCACATTCCACCGCCAGACATTCACGGCATCGTCAATAGAGGGAGCGTCCAGAATGAGCAGCTCATAAGGTTGTCCGTTTTCCTCGCTGGTGTGAATGACCACATAGCCGCCGCTCTGGCCGGTGATAAGCCCGGTGGCCTTGCCGATGGCGGTTTGGAGCAGCTTTGGAAAGCGTCCTACCGTGGATTCCACCTTATCAACCGTTGATTGCACCTCGGAAATGGTGGTGATCATACTGGACTTGCTCTGACCGAGGGAAATGCTCTTGTACCGCTCGGCGAGGGTGTCATACACGGTTTCAATGACCATAGCCGACACGCTGACACCGAGAGCCGAGTGCCGAATGGTGACGGTATCGCAGAGGCTGACCCGCTCCAACAATGCCGAATACTCCGGCTGTTTCCAGAGCGGTTCAAAGGACACCTTCACCGTGGGAATGGTCGCTCCCAGCGGATTTGCCTTGATGTAGCTGTTGGCTTTGGCTCTGAGGGCTTCCTCGACCACAACTCCGTCAAACTGGTCGGAGAAATCCATGATGAGCGTTTTCGCCCGGACGATCTCCGAAGTCACAATGGGGAGCGTGACCTCCGGCAGCGTGACTACCGTTTCGGTGTCCGTGCCTTCCGGAGTGTACACGGCATACGGGAGCAGTGCGGTATACACTCCGCTGTTGTCTTCGTCCTGCTCCAATGCGGTGAGGTTCTTTCCGTATTCAATGACCACGCCGGTTTTCTGCCCACGGTGCGAATGGAACTTTACCGTGAAGTTGTCCCACTCAAATTCGCCGTACCATTTGGAGAGCATGGAGCCTTCCGTACCTCCGAGGCAGGCACGGACGCTTTTCGGCTGCGTGACGGAAAACGCCTTTGCATCCGAGTAGTCCGTCCAGCCCGTGAAGCGTGTATCTCCGGCAAGGAGCTGCGAGAGAATGAGCTGCGGAGAGCGACTCTCCGTCGAAAAAGGCAACACCGGCACATTGGCAAGGTCATAGGAGATGTGCTGACCGTAGATGGTGACGATGCCGTTTAAGGGCTTCGTGATGCGGTAAATACGGAATGCCTGGTCGGCGGCGGTATCGTTGGGCTTTGCCTTGATGACGCACTCCTTGGTGATAAGCCCATAGTGCTGACCGCTCACCGGGTATTTGAGCAGACACTCAAACACACCGTTTCGCTCTTCGGTCACTTCGCAGGAAATGGTGTCCGTCAGCACACCAAGGCCGAATGAGGAAAAGTCTGTTGTGTTAGGTGGATAAAGAACAGGAATCACGAACGCCACCTCCTTCCGGGCATAAAAATACCACCGGGGATTTCTCCCTGGTGGTTGAATGAAAATGAGTTACTTGTAGATTGACAAATAGGAATTTTCAAATTAGTCTTTGCAAATAACCTTTGAACCTTCACCGTCAATTACAATTCCCTGACGGTTGTTAATTGGGCATAGATTCAAATCCGAAAACTCAGTCATTATTTTCTCGGTAACTT